GAGTGATCTTCAACCGGCTGCGGATAAACCAGGGCAGGGCAGGCAGGCATGAAGCGACAACTGCAAGGCTGCAGATTGCTTTCGATCGAAGGCTCGCCTCAACTCGCGATATTCGAATTGCGCAACGGCAAATACTGGGACCGTAAGCGCATAGGATGCGTTGTCCTGAAACCTCGTAACATCTTTTTCGTTACGATATTTCCCGTGCTGCCCTTGGCCTTTCCGAGCCTTGCGAAGGCGCTGAGATTTTGCCGGCGCGGACCTTGGCGGCCAGCTCGGTAAGCCCGTCGCGATCGAGGCGGGCGAGAGTCGTAGCGCGTGTGGTGCCGAGCTTGGAAAAACTGGCATTGCCAGCTTTTTCCTCACCCTTCTTCGGCCGCCGACCATCCCCGCAATGCCGTTTGGGACCTGGGATGGTGCCCATGGGGCGGGAACCGCCGACCGGCTCGATATGAGGCATTGCAAAAATTTTAGGCACCGGTTCCGAGATGTTGCACAATGAGCAACAAGAACCCAACGCCGGCGTTAGGTTGTTGCCATGCCCGCCACCGCCACCGCCGCCGCCTTGGGCGAGCCCGGGGGGGGGGGGGAAACTCGTTCCATCGAGGAACACGTTTCCGCCGCCGCGCTTGGGGCGAGCTTCTCGGCATTTCCGACCGCGCCGTCCGCGACATGGCGAAGGCCGGGCACGTCGTGCAGGTCGGCCGCAACCGCTATGACGTGGAGGCCAGCGTGCCGCGCTATTGCGAGCATCTCAGGACGTTGGCGACCGGCCGCGGTGGCGAGGCTGCCATTGCCACAGGGACGGCCGCACGTGCGAAATTAGCGGAAAGCCAAGCCCGAGCTAGTGGCGCTCAAAGCGGCGCGCCTACGAGGCGCTATGCTCGATTCCGCGCAGGTTGAACGCGAGTGGAGCAGCATCCTTTCCGGCATCCGGGCCCGGCTCTTGGCCGTGCCAAGCCGGGCCGCACAGCGCTTGCCGCATCTGACCGCGCATGACGTGGCCGAGGTCGATCGCGAGATACGCGACGCGCTCGCCGAGCTGGGCGAGGACCGCGCCGGCTGATCGCGAGCGCTGCGAACCGGTGCGGAAGATCGGGCGCTAATTGACGCCGCCAGGGTTGTTTGCCACGTGGCAAACGCCTGGGCCGGGCGATCACGCTTGAATTGCTCGTGGTGTCGCCGCTGCCGGATTGACTAATTCGAGGATGGTGTTGGTGCCCTCTTCATTGCTCTGCGTAAATGTGCACTGCTGACATATCAACGCCTCGGTGATCGGCAGCATCGGCGAGTAGACGTCGACTTCCTCAGCTATATCCCACAGCCCGCCGCCGGGCTTCAGCCAGCCCTGGACGCCGACTTCGACTCGGAGCGCGGTGCCGATCTGCCACGCGACCTCGAACTGGGCGGCGGCTTTTAGTTCCTGTTGCATGTTTTTCACGCCGAGCGAGCGCGGGGCAAGAAAGGCGAGCGGCTTATAACGCTCGATCCATCCAACCGGAGGTCTCGCTTCCGCTTTGGATTGGTTGTTATCGGTCCCCCATTGCTCATTGTCATGCTGCGGCGGCGCTTCGCCAAGCGCGATCGATCTGTCCTTGAGCGTCAGGTCGGTGATGGTGGCCCGCGCCCACTTGATATTCTGGCCTTCAAGGACCGCCGCGCCGCCGGCGAAATCGCCGCCGCCATCGATCACCAGGTTGCCGTCCTTATCGTCGGCAAGGAAGCAGGCTCGCATCCGGGCAAGGCGCTCGATGAATTGATAAGGCGACTCCGTGGTCATGACTTGCACATTTTCAAACGGCAGTTTCTGGTAGGTGCTATCGCCGCGTGTGGTGACGCCGATGCCGAACGGCTTGCACACGTCGCGCGCGATCTGCGACAAGGTCTGATTAGTGTACTGTTTCCACGGTATCACCGACGTGCTTGTGAGATCGCTAACCTGGCTCTGGCCGGAGATCATGACGCTGTGCCGATTGGCATCGTAGTAGGCCTGACGCTCGATCACATAGGCGGTGATCACTGGAGTGCCGGCGAGAAGTATCTGGCATTTCATGCCGGGCTTGATTTGAAATGCCGGATGCTTCGGACACTGAAACGAAATGAGCGCCAGCGGGACGGGGATTCGAGGTGGACCCACACGGTCTCCCAGTCCTCGATCTGTTGGCCGTCAATGACGATTGTCGCAATCTCGCGCGGGTCTGGCATGGTGGTGTCCTTTGGCTTGTATTCAATTGCTTCCTGATGAAGCAATTGAATACGCCCAGAAGTGCCATATAGCACCAATGGCCGACATCGCCACCGTCCGCCGCAACGCGCTGCGCAGCCTGATCCCGCCGCCGAAGCTTGCTTTGTCGGAATGGATCGAGCAGAGCATCGTTTTGCCGAGCGATGTGTCGGCGCTTCCTGGTCTCGTGCGTTTGTACAGCTACCAGAAGGGCATCGCGGACGCGATCAGCGATCCCGCGATCGAGCGCGTGACGTTGGTCAAGGCCGCGCGGCTTGGCTTCACGACGTTGCTAACCGGGACGATCGGTGCCTTCATCGCGAACGAGCCCGCGCCGATCCTTGTGCTGTTGCCCGCGGAGAGCGACGCGAGGGACTACGTGGTGTCCGACGTCGAGCCGATCTTTGCCGCCTCGCCGGCCTTGCGCGGGCTACTGAGCGACGATGTGGAGGAGGGCGAGAGAAACACCTTGCTGCACCGCCGGTTTCCGGGCGGCTCCCTGAAGGTTGTGGCCGCGCGTGCGCCGAGGAACCTGAGAAGGCATACATGCCGCATTTTGTTGATCGACGAAGCGGACGCGTGCGAGGTCACCGCCGAAGGTAAGGCACTGAGCTTGACGAGAGCGCGTTGGCGAGCCGGGCCGAAGATTTCGGGCTCAATGCGATTCCGTCCGAATGTTTGTTTTTAACGGCCGGTTGCGATCTGCAGGAAGATCGGATCGAGGTCTCGGTTGTCGGTTGGTCTAAGGCCGGCGAGGCGTACGTTTTGAGCCATCATGTTCTGTGGGGCAGCCCTTCGAGCGATGAAACGGTTTGGTTGGAGCTTGATGAATTGTTGCGCTCGAAGTTCCGTCACCCGTTCGGCGGCCAGATCGCGATCGATGCGACAATCGTTGACAGCGGCGCATTCACCGAGGCTGCTTATGCTTATTGTTTTCCGAGAATGAATCGCAAGATTTTCGCCGGCAAGGGGCAGGCTGGGAGCTATCCGGTCCTGCGCATGGCGAAGATGAAAACCAAATCGCAGCATGGCGGGCGATTGGCGCTGCTTGGCGTCGATACCTGCAAATCAATTATTTTTTCCAGATTGCAGCACGGGCACTCGATTAGATTCAGCAAGAGCGTGCTAGAAGCCTCGCCAGTGTATTTCGAGCAACTGTGCAGCGAGCGCCGAACCATTCGCTATGTGCGCGGCCGAACGGTCCGCCGGTTCGAACGCGTGTCGCACCGCGCTCGTGCTGAAGCGTTGGATTGCCTCGTGATGAGCTGGTGCGCCCGAAGCCTCGTCCAGGTGCCGAATGACGCCCGCGAGACCGCCCTTCGCAATCCCGAGGCCGCAAGCCCGCAGCCGAGCGTGTTCCGCAGCAAATTCATGACGCGACACGGGCGAGTCGGATGATCTCGCCGAAATTCCGGCGAGATGGCCAGAAATTGCTGGGTGTTTTCAGGCTTCGGCGCGATATGACCGGCTCGCCGAAGCAATGCTGCGATCGGAGGACCTCGCCGAAATTCCGGCGAGGTGGCCGGAAATTGGCACGACCGCGTCATCGCCAAATGGGCGCCGGAATCGCACGAGCTACGCTTGTATCTCGGCGCGAGCGCGTGCTATAGATCGCGGGATACGTCTGCATCTCGGGAGCCCTTTGCCATGCGCCTTACCCTGCGGCAGCTTCTCGACATTTCCGGCACCACTGATCCGATGTTGAAGGCGCTAAGGTTGCGCCATCAGCTTTCGCTGGCGTTCGGGCAATCGCAGGCTTTCGAGAGCCTGTCTATGTGCCCTTGGATTGCGTCGCGCTCTTGCTCAACACGACGTTGGCGAAGTCCTACGCGCGCAATTTCTCGGCGAGCCTCACGCGGGTTTGGTGGCCGGAATGGACCGAGGTGGCCGCCTACGCCGAGGCCGACCCGGACAAGCCCGCCAATTTCCACGTCGTCGACTTCACCATACCGGGCGGCAAGGCCGGCCACATGGTTTGCGGCAGCCAAGGCGATATTGACGTCGTCCGTCTGCTTTCGTTTCGCGCACCGAAGGGTGCGACGCCAGAACGCGAAACGAAGGTCAATTTGATCCCGCTCATTCGCTTCGTCCGCGCCAACGCGGCCCGGCACGGGCTCGACCTTCTCTCACCCTTTGTACCGCCGGCCGGCCATCCGCGCCTTGCCGAGCTGATCGCGCCCTGGCGCGAGGCCCGTGAGCGCACCGTGGACATGCTCAAGGCAATCCGCCGGAGCGACGAAGAGGCCGCCGCCCGCGCCGGAAAGCTCGAAGCCTACGCCGGCCGGCCCGAGGGAGCGCCCGTGCAATGATTCGCGCCCTCACATCCGCCGTGAGGTCCTGGTGGCCGTGGCCATCCTCGGATTCCGCGCCCGCGAGGCAATGGCCGGCTGGCGCCATATGGCCGTATCCGAACCGCCACGCGCTCGCCAGGCGCTGGGCCGAGTCCGCAAGGGCGAACTGGCTCGCGAGCGCCTCGCCGACCGCGGTTTCGCTCTGCGAAAAATGGGCAAGCCATTGCACCGCGTCCGGCCCGACCGCGAGGAGCGCACACCCGGACGAGGCAACCCGGCGGGCCTTGGAGAACATCTTTGCGACATGGTCGGCGAAATGCGATGTGGAGGGCGTCGATGATTTGGTCGGCATCCTCAATTGCATCATCCGCACGATTGTTTCTTCCGGTGAAATATTTATTCGCTTGGTTACTACGCGCCGCGGCGAATTGCGCTTGCAATTGCTCTCGCCCGAGCAAATCGATCCAACGCGCAACGAAGAGCTAACCGGCGGTGGCAAGATCGTGGCCGGGATTGAATTCAACGCGCAGGGCGAGCGCGTCGCTTACCACGTCCTGCCCGAGGCGCCCGACATGCTTTTCGCAATGGTCGGGCGCCGATCAGAATTCCGAGTAGCGAAATAATCCACGTTTACGAGCGCAAGCTTCCCGGCCAACCGCGCGGTACAAGCTGGCTCGGGCCGCTGGCGTCACGGTTGCTGCAACTAGATCAATTAGAGGACTCGTTGCTTGCCCGCGCGGAAACAGCCGCGCTATTCGGCGCGTTTGTAACCGATCCGGAAGGAAGCTTCACCCGTGACGGCTCGACAGGCGCGGCAGCGACGCGTACTAATCAATTCGGCGATACCGAGATGTCGCTTGAGCCGGGCTTGCTACGCGTTCTGCCACCGGGCTGTTCGATTACATTTACCGGTTGCGCCGGATACGCTTGGCATACCGGAATTGATGAAACATATTTTGCGCTCGGTTAGCAGCGGTGGCGGCATGCCATACGAACTACTAACCGGCGATTTATCGGACGCGAATTATTCATCGGCGCGCCTTTGGCTGCAAAGCTTTCAACGTCGCGTCCGCGCCCTCAGCTTTCCATGCTTGGCAATCGCCTCTTGTTGCCAGTATGGCAAAGGCTCGTCACCCTCGAAGTTCTCTCAGGCCGGATGTACGCGAGAGACTTCGAGCGGCGAGCTAACGATTATTTCGCCGTGTCGTTTCTCTGGCCCGAGTGGCCGAGCATCGACCCGCTGAAGGACGCCAAGGCGGACACGCTCGAAGTAAACGCCGGGCTCAAGAGCAGGCAAGAACTAATCGCGGCTCGCGGGCGAGACCCGGCCGAAGTGTTCGAGGAAATCGAGGCCGATCCGGTGCGCCCGGATGTTGCCGCGACGTCGACCGCGCTGCTGACGCAGCAAGACCAAGGAGAGTCTAATCCATGACTATTCACGTACAACGTCTCGCCGGCGAGATGTTCTTTCGCGAAGCGGCCGTCACCCTGGAACGGCGCGACGCCCTCGCCCGGCCGGCAAGCTTCGATGCGGAAAGCCGCACGGTCGAGGCGATCGTGGCCAGCAATCAACCGGTCCGCCGCCGGGACGTCCAAGGCGAATTCCTCGAAATACTCGACCCGGCCGGCGCCGATTTGGAAGCGCTACGCGGCGCGAGCGTATTGAATTCGCACCGACAGGACGGGCTCGACAACGTGCTCGGTTCCGTCGAGTCCGCATGGCGCGAGGGCAACCAGATCATTGCGCGGATTCAATTCAGCTCACGCGATGAGGTCGCGCCGATTATCGAGGACGTCCGCGCCGGAATCCTCAATAGCCTGAGCGTGGGTTACGAGGTCGCGCAATGGGAGGAAGGCACCAACAATGCCGGCGTTCGCACCATGACGGCCGTTCGTTGGAGCCCGAGGGAAATTTCCTTTGTGGCCGTTGGCGCCGATTCGCGCGCCCGGACGAGGACGGCACGAGGCACCCGCGCCCGCAGCATTCGCTCGTTGGGAACACAGGCCGGCATCGAGTCCGAACAAATCGACTCATGGATTGATAGCGGCGCGAGCCTCGATCATGTCCGGGCCGCCGTGCTCGACGATATGATGACGAGGTCGGCCGCGCCGATCAGGACCGCGGCGCGCGAGAGCCTCGACAATCCGGAATTCTTCCGTAGGGCAGCGGCCGAGGCCTTGTATGCGAGAACTAATCCGCGCCACACGCCTTCCGGTCCGGCGCGGCAATATGTCGGGTGTTCGATTGCCGACATCGCGAAGGAATGCTGCCGGCGCGCCGGAGTCTCGCTAGCAAACATGTCGGCCGCAAGCGCTGTCACCACCGCCTTGACGATCAGAAGCGGCAAGGGCTTGCACAGCACCGCAGATTTTCCGGCGGTCATGCTCGACGTAATTAACAAAACCCTGCGCCCAGCATATCAAGCCGCGCCCTCGGGCCTGAAACAACTCGCGAAGGAAAAGACCGCGCCGGATTTCCGGACGCAGTATCGCGTGCAACTCGACTCGCTTAGTTTTCAGTTACTACAGGTGCCGGAAACCGGCGAATTCAAGTATGATACAATGGCGGACACGAAGGCGAGCTACGCCATTGCTACCTACGGCCGCATCTTCGGGATCAGCCGGCAGGCACTGATCAACGATGATCTGGGCAGCTTCACCGATATCGCGGCAAGGCTCGGAGCGGCCGCGGCATCGTTCGAGGCGCAACAGTTAGTAAACCTGCTGACAGCTAATTCCGGCGCTGGCCCGACGATGGACGATGGACTGCCGATGTTCCACGCGTCGCACGGCAATCTCGCCGCGAGCGGCGCTGTCATCAGCAGCACCGCGCTATCGGCCGCGCGGCTTGCAATGCGAAGGCAGAAATCGCCAACCGGTGGCGTGATCGATGTAACGCCGGCTGTGTTAGTCGTGCCGCCGGAACTGGAAACAAACGCGGAGCAAATGCTCAGCACAATTCAGGCGACGAAGACCGCGGACACCAACATCTTTGATGTACTACGTCTCGTGGTCGAGCCGCGGTTTACAAACACAACCGCGTGGTATCTTGTGGCCGAACCGGCGCGCATCGACGGCATCGAATACGCGTTTCTAAGCGGCGCCGCCGGCCCGCAAACAGAATCGCAAGTAGGCTTCGAAATCGACGGACTAAGAGTCAAAATCCGCCTCGATTACGGCCGCGCCGCGATTGATCACAGAGGTTGGGACAGGAATCCAGGAGCGTAAACCGTGGCCCTCGACCTCCAAGCACAGCTCGATGCGCTGCGCGAGGCGTACGGGTCCGGCGCGACGCGCGTTTCATACGAATCGAAATCGGTGGACTACCGAAGCCTCGCCGAGATGCGCGAGATCATCGCGTCGCTCGAAAATCAGCTCGGTATCACACGACCCGCGAATATCATCGCCCGACCTCGGATGTGGCGATGAATTCCCCTCCTTTGAGGCCCATGCGGCCGGGCCAACAACGAAAAGTGGGATGCCGGGGCGACGGCCGCGTCCGCTTCTTGCATACGGTTCAATCCCGCAAGGCCGCACAATCCCTACAAAATACGGGCTTTCGCAATGCATTTGACACAATATGTGGAAATGCGGCAGTATACGCGCTTGGTCGTTGGTGGCGTAAGGGCAATTTTGTGGGAGTTCCCTTACGTCGCGTGCTTATCCCCCTTCCGCGAACAAGGGAGGCACGCATGCCGCGCGGCCGCAATCTATTCACCAAAACCAATGTTCGACGCGCGATCACCATCGCGCGCGAGGCCGGGCTTGACCGCGTGGAGGTCGAGACCGATGCCGGCAAATTCGTGTTTCCGGTGAACACGTGTGGCGAAGCGGCGCGCCAGGACGAGCCGCAAACGAACGAATGGGACATGGAGTATGGCGCGGATCAGGCTAAAGCACGTTAACAGCTTCCCAAACCCGAACTGTAGAGACCCGACGGAGCTCCGGTACTACTTCCGCCGCGGCGGCAAGAACATTCGGCTGCCTGGACAGCCGGGTTCGGAAGAGTTCATGGCCGCCTATGCCGCGGCGCTCGCGGCGACCTCCAACGCGCCGGACAATGGTGCCGGCCGCACCATTCCCGGCACGATCGGAGCACTGCGCGCCGCCTATTTCAGCTCGGGCGCGTGGCAAAATTTGCCACCGGATACCCGTAAAAACCGGCGGCCGATCATCGATCGGTTCTGCGATCGCAATCATGACCGGCGAGTCGCGCTACTCCAACCCCGTCACATCGAGAAGGCGATCAACGAACTCACCGCCGGGCCGGCGACCAAGGATTATTGGCTGCGCGCCATTAGGGCCTTCCTGCAGTCCGGTATTCCCAACGTAATCAAGGAAAACCCGACCGCCGGCATCAAGGTGAACAGGCCGAAGACGGAAGGGCACCACACGTGGACCGAGGAGGAGATCGCGCAGTATCGCGCCTATTGGCCGCTCGGAACCGAGGCGCGCCTAGTGTTCGAATTCGCGCTCGAAACCGTGTCGCGGCGCGGCGAAGTCGTTCGCCTCGGCCCCCAGCACATCTACCGGGGCAAGGATGGTGAGCCGCGCATCAAGATCGCCCGCCTCAAGAGTTCCCGCGATGTCGACATGCCGATGACAGACGATCTGCTGGCGGCTGTGCTCGCCATGAAGGTCGATCACCTGACCTACATCACGAGCGAGCGCGGACAGCCGATCTCCAAGATCACCCTCGGCCACCGGTTCGCGAAATGGGCGACCGAGGCCGGCCTGCCGAAGCGCTGCCGCATGCATGGGCTCAAGAAGAGCGGCTGCTGCGAACGGGTTCTCGCTGGCGCCACGGCACCCGAGTTCATGGCGGACACCGGCCACAAGGATATGCGGGTGGCGCAAGCCTACATCGAAAAGGTCTTCAAGCGCCCGGAACTCTCCGACGCGTCATACCTCAAGCTGCGAACGAAACGGGGTGGCGGTCTTACAAAAACGTCACAGCACACTTACAAAACTGGTTGAGAAGTGCCCATTTTATGCGGGTTTCTGAAAAGCCGGAGCACAAGCGCGTGATGTGCTCTTTGACCCCGGCGGAACGACAATGCCTCGCATAACGGCATCGCACATGTTGCGT